AGGGCTAAAGCTACTCCAGCACCGCCCAACATCCAATTGTCCTTTTTCACAGGGGGCTATGTCTACTGCTGTCCATTTTGCTGCAGTCCTCTTGCCCCCCCCGCGCAAGGATGTGCCATATAGGCGCCAGGTGTGCGGGCAGCCGATTAAATCGAATAGCGAGAAAGCGAGGTGGTAATCATGCCTAAGCCATGGGAAAATGCATCCGGCTATCCGGATCCAACCGCATACCAAGCAATCCAAGCGGCAGATGAGCAAGCCAAACGGGTTGACAGTGTGATACGGGTAATCAAGTACATCATTGGGTTGGCAGGATTTGAGTTGATTGCCAGGATCGAGATTAGGGATCGGCGGACTGGGAGGGAGTGGCGATGAGCAAGCCGAGATATGACTGGTGGGGCTATGCCAAAGCCATCATCCGCCGGTATCCTACACTGCGGGCAGAACTGCAAGAGCGGCAACGCCCCGCAATGGAAATAGATTACAGTGGGATGCCGCATGGAGGCGGCGCAGTACGTAGCACGGAGCTGATTGCAATCCGCGAGCTGCCCACACAAAAACAACGGGAGTATGAGGCTGTGCGCAAAGCGATAGAGGCAACCGAGCGGGTGCCAGGCGGACGGGACAGGATCAAGGTTATCGATCTGGTATTTTGGCGGCGAAGTCACACTCTGGAGGGGGCGGCACTGACGATCCCATGTAGCTACCGGACAGCCCGGCGATATCACGAGGAGTTTATCAGGATGGTGGGCGGCAACATGGGATTTTTGGACGGCGAGTAAAAGATGGCCCTAAAAAGCCAAAAGCACGTGCTATACTAGTACCATCCAAAAAAAGCAAAGGCCCCACCGGGCGGACTGGTGGGGCTTTTTGTATGCAAAAAAGAGAGGCCGGGGAGTGATCCCTAGCCTCTTTTCTGTTACCGGTCGGCCACCTGCAGTTTGGCCCGCAGGCCCTCCTGCAGGACTTGCGAGAAGTTCACTCCGGCACTTTCCGCCAGATAGCAGAGCCAACTGGGCAGCGTGACGTTCTTCCGTACTGTCCGCATATCGTTGGCCCGGCGGTAAGCACCGAAGCCGATATCCACCAGAGTCACAATTTCGTCCGGTTCGTGTGCCGGCGCAAGGTTGGATGGTTTCGGGATAGGGCGGCCTGCGTCCTGCTCGCAGATGCCCCACAGGCCAATAGCGTCCCTGGCCATTTCAATGCACTCTGCAACGGTTTCGCCTTGGGTGCCAATCCCCAGATCCGGGACGTCAACCGAGTAACCGCCCGCCTCTTCCGGGTGCAGGATGATGGGATAAATCAGTTTTTCCATGATTGTTTGCACCTCCTGTGATGCTGGCGAGCAAGGGCCTATTTCAGCCCTTGCCGCCGGATGATGGCTTTCGCCAGCTGCTCCTTGATTTCACCGTGCCGGGGGATTGGCTCAGATTTCTGGCCGTTGGTGTATATGTCGTGGTTTGAGCCGTTGCGGAGGAGCCACCAGCCGTTGGATTCCAGGAGCTTGATCAGGTCTCTACGTTTCATGTTCTCTCCTCCTCACATCTATATTATACGCATTGAATGCGTATTTGTCAAGACTTATTTTCGGAAATTTTTAGAAAGGTGGTGGCGCAGATGGGCGGACCCCGTAAAATCAAATCCGCCAAGCAAATGGCGGAACTTTGGGAAGCATTTAAGGCGCAATGCAATAATCGGATGGTTCTGACCCATGATTTCAGTTCGAAAAATAGCGAGTTCGTGAGCAAAGAGCTGAGGAGGAGTATCACCTATACCATTGAGGGCTTTTGCGTGTTCGCCGGGCTCTCTAGGGCGGCGTTTTATAAAAATTATGCTGGCGATAAACGATACGTTGACATTGTTACGCGCATGAAGGAAGAATGCGAGGTTGATGCTAGAGAAAAATTCGAAACGGGGCAAATTCCTACCCAATTGGCCCCTTTGTGGATGAGCAAGCACGGCTATAGCACAAAGACTGAGCAATCCGCCGCAGGACAAAACGCACTGGAGCAGTTTGTTCGAGCAACTAAACCCAGCCAGGAAGAAGTGGAGGCCTTATATGCCGAAGAAGACTAAAGGATTCCGCTTCAAACCCTTCTCCCCAAAGCAGCGCCGCTTGATGTGCTGGTATGAGCCTGGCAGCCCCCACCAGGACTGTGATATGGTCATCGCTGACGGTGCAATCCGGTCTGGGAAGACTGTAGCCATGATCTGCGGCTTCTTCCGCTGGAGCCTGGAATCATTCCAAGGGGAAACTTTTATCCTAGCCGGAAAAACCGTAGGGGCCCTGAAGCGCAATGTCATCGGTCCAGCACTGGAAATCCTCCGGGCCTGGGGACTGCCATATACCTATGTCAGCTCCGGAGACGAGGCTAGGCTGGAGATTGGAGATAACACGTATTATCTCTATGACGCCCACAACGAGCGGAGCCAGGACCGCCTCCAGGGCCTGACAGCCGCCGGCGCCCTGGCGGACGAGGTAGCCCTGTTCCCTCAGTCCTTCGTGGAGCAGATGCTCGGCCGGTGCAGCGTGGAGGGCGCAAAAATCTGGCTCAACTGCAATCCTGAAAGCCCGGCCCATTATGTCAAAACCGAGTTGATCGATAAGGCGGCCGAAAAGCGTATCTATTATCTGCATTTCCGGATGTCCGACAATCTGACACTCTCCCCGCAAAAGCGGGAGTTTTATGAGCGGATGTTTACCGGCGTGTTTTACCGCCGATTTGTCTTGGGCGAGTGGGCGCTGACGGACGGGCTTGTATATCCACAGTTTGCGGATGATCCTGGCAAGTACACGCTGGATGATCCGCCGGCCATCCAGTACGCTGTAATCGGCGTAGATTTTGGCGGGACCGGTTCTGCCCATGCTTTTACACTGACCGGATTTACACCTGGTATGCAGTCTGTGGTGGTCCTGGACGAGTACTACCACAACAATAAGCGGGACGGCGTCCTGTCGCCGGAGGAGCTGGCAGTGGCCTTTGTGGACTTTGTCCGACGTGCCAAGAACAAATACCGGGTATATGAGGCCTATTGCGACAGCGCAGAGCAAACGCTGATTCAGGGTCTGCGCATTGCCGCTACCCGGTCCGGCCTGGGCATTGATGTGCGCAACGCCATCAAGGGGCCTATCAATGATCGGATTATGTTTTACAACAGCCTGATTGCCCAGGGTCGCTTTTTGGTTTGCTCCCAGTGCAAAGCTACCATCCAGGCCATGTGTCAGGCTGTGTATGACTCCAAGGATCCCACAAAGGACAAGCGCCTGGATGACGGCAGTACCAACATTGATAGTTTGGACAGCATGGAGTACTCCGCAGAGACAGTCCAAGGCGACATTCTGTACCTGAGTGCGAAGAGGTGATGGCATGAATGCAATTGTGCAATATTTGAGGTCGAAAGGCTATAACTGCGTACCGGATGAGTTTTATAGCTCCGTTGCCCTGTGGCGCAAATGGTACCAGGGCCGGGTGCCAGAGTTCCACGACTACCGGCAGTACAATGGCAAGGTCCGCCTCCGCCGGTCCCGCCGATCTCTGGCCATGGCTAAAACTGTGACGGAGGACTGGGCAAACCTGGCGCTGAACGAAAAAGTGGAGATCATGTGTGGAAAAAAATCCACAGATAAGCGCGTTTGGGATGTACTGGATGCCAACAAGTTCCGGGTCCGGGGCAATCAGCTGCTGGAAATGGCTTTCGCCATGGGAACCGGTGCCCTTGTGGAGCGCAAGGACGCCGATGGGGCGATCAAAATTGATTATATTCGGGCGGACATGATCTATCCGCTGAGTTGGGATAATTTGACAATTACGCAGTGTGCCTTTGCCAGCGAGACGGCATCTGGCAAGGAGCGGCATGTGTACCTCAACCTCCATCTGCTGGAAAACGGCAAGTATGTGGTGGAGAATCATATGTTTCGCCGTATCGGAGAAGCGCTGACTGAGATTGGTTTGCCACCGGGGGTAGAGACAAGGTCTTCCACAGGCTCCCCTACTCCGCTGTTCCAGATCATCCGTCCCAACATTGCCAACAACTTAGATCCTGATTGCCCCATGGGCATTTCCGTCTATGCCAATGCCTTGCCGCAATTGGAGGGCCTGGATCTGGTATATGATTCCTACTGCAACGAGTTCCAGCTTGGCCGGAAGCGCATCACTGTTCCAATGTCCATGGCCAGGGTCCAAATGGAGCAAGACGGGACGGTTACCCCGGTATTCGATGACAATGACACGGAATTTTTCGCCGTGCCTGCAGCAGAGGGGCAGGACAACAAGATCCAGGAGCACAACATGGAGATTCGGTACCAGGCCCATGACGCTGGAATTCAAACGGCCTTGAACCTTTTGTCCTTCAAATGCGGTATGGGCAAAGACCGGTACAATTTCCAGGATGGGCAAGTCAAAACGGCCACTGAGGTTGTCAGCGAAAAATCCGACCTATTCCAGAGCTTGAAAAAGCACGAATTGCTCCTGCGGGACGCTCTAGCCGGCCTATTCACCGCCGTAGCAGCCCTGTTAGGGCTTGAAGCGCCAGAGGTGACAGTAAACTTCGATGACAGCATCATTGAGGATAGCGACACCCAACGCGCCACGGATCGGCAGGACGTCCGAGACGGACTGATGGCCAAGTGGGAATATCGAAGGCGCTGGTACGGCGAAGACGAGAAGACAGCCAGAGCCATGGCCGCAGAGCTGGACGCAGGGCCGGAATTAAGATTTGGCGGTGACGGCCGATGCTGACGCCGGAGTATTTGCGGGATCTGCCGGAGGCCATTTTGCGGCTGTACTGTGATGCGGAGCTGCGTATTTTGGCCGACATGGCCAGACGTTTGGCAGCCTACGATTACTGGGTCCCGGCTGCAGAGCACCAAAAGAGGGCATTGCGAGAGGCTGGACGGACCCATGATGAGATTGTGGACGCTCTGGCCAAAACCACCGGCAAATCCGATCAGGAGCTACGCCAAATGATGCAGGAGGCCAGTACCAAAGCGCTGGAAAGCGATGCAGCTGAGTACACTGCCGCAGGCCTGGAGTCGCCAAGCATCCAAGGCAGCAAGCGGCTGCGCGACGCGCTCAACGCTGGTTACAAGGCCACACAAGGCACCATGCGCAACCTAGCCAAGACCACAGCGAAAACCGCATCACAGCAATTTGAGCGGGCTCTGGACCGCGCTTGGGTGGACATCCGGAGCGGCGCAATCGACTACAGCACCGCTATCCGCAACGCCATTAAGGACTTATCTAAAGCTGGTGTACAGGCCATTCGCTACCCCACTGGCCACACAGACAGCCTGGAGGTGGCTGTCCGACGCGCAGTAGTGACTGGGGCCAACCAGACAGCCCTGCAGCTGCAGTGGAGCCTGGCAGACGAGATGGGCTGCGACCTGGTAGAGACTACCGCCCATGCCGGAGCCCGCCCGTCCCACGCAGAGTGGCAGGGGCAAATTTTCAGCCGGTCCGGAAAGTCTACCAAGTATCCGGATTTTCGGGCTGCAACTGGCTACGGCACTGGCGCAGGCTTGGGCGGCTGGAATTGCCGCCATAGCTATCATCCCTATTTCGAAGGCGCCCCCAGGGCCTACAGCAAGGATCAGCTAGAGCAATACAATGCAAAGGATTACACCTACAATGGGCAGCGACTGACAGAGTATGATGCCACACAGATCCAACGATACAACGAGAGACAGATACGCCGGTGGCAGCGAGAGCAAGTTGCTATAGACGCTGCGGGCCTGGATACGTCCGAAGCTACCGGGAAACTACGCCAATGGCGGGATACACAGGCTGATTTTTTGCGGCAAACCGGGCTAAAGCAGCAATATGAGCGTGAAAAAATCTCCGGAAAACCATTTACAAATCCAAAGAAACAGGATAAAATACGGTCAGTGACCTTTGATGACAAACAATTTGGCAAAAAGGTAGGAAAGCACGCTGCGGACTTCGGCCTATCCGCCGGAACGCCAGAAGATAGAGCCAAGATGAAACAAGTAATCTTGGACATTGTGGACCACGCAGATGAAAAGGTTGGTGGAGAGTGGCGTGGCCAGGAGGAGGCTGTCTTATTCCACATCAAGGGGTCCGATGTAGTTGTTACGAGGGAAAATGGCGAATTTGTCACTGTACTGAAAGGTGGTGCCGAGAATGCGCGGGTTAAGAAAGCAAGAGGACAGCAAATTTGAGAAGTTTTTTGAGATTATCCAGTCTGCCGCGAAAAGGAAGGGCTGTGTGTTTTTCTTGGATTGCGGCGAGGGCCGCGACTTGGAAACCGAAGGCCTGTCCGGAGAAGACCTGTCTGGTTGGCTGATCCCAGAAGGCAAGGCTGGCCAATTTGAAAAAGAATTCTTGGGCGGCAACATCCAGGAAGTGTGGAATGAATTTATAACCTTTGCCACCTGGCACAACGGCCCGAACGGTATCAGTATCAGCTTCCAGCAATTTTGAATATCTTAACAATGATTCAAGCACAGTGCGATTTGCGCACCGTGCTTTTTTCATGCCTATTTTGCAAACAGGAGGTAAAAATATGGAATTTTTGAAAGATCTCTTTGGCAGCGGCCCGCTGACATATGACCAGCTGGCCGCTGCCACGAGGGAGAAAGGCTACCGGGTGGTCGACGCCTCCAGCGGTGCCTATGTGCCCAAAGCAGACGTGGACAATCTGCAAGGCCAGGTAGCAACTCTGACCAGTCAGCTGGCAGACGCCAACGAAAAGCTGGAAGGATACGATCCAAGTTGGAAGGATAAAGCCGCGCAAGCACAGAAGCAGCTGGAAGCCCAGCAGTTTGACTTTGCCCTGGAAAAAGCAGTTGCTGCTACGCATCCCCGCAATGCCAGAGCCGTTATGGCGCTGCTGGATCGGGATAAGCTGTCCTTTGCTGGCGGCGAGGTGATCGGCCTGGAAAAACAACTGGACGCCATGCAAAAAGGCGAGGACACGGCCTTTTTGTTTGAAGCCCCTGCGCCCCAGAAAGCTACCGGATTGAGCCACCAGAACGCCCGACCCGTTGGCGGATCCGGCTCCAACGACGCCGCCAACCAAGCACTGAGGGCATTTTTTGCCCACGGCGAATAAGAAAGGAGAAACATTATGCCCAACATGATTTCCCGCCAAAACGCAGAAGCGCTTATTCAAGAGCAGCTCATCAATACCATCCAGCAGGACGCGCCCAAGCAGTCCGTATTCATGCAGCTGGCCCGAAAACTGCCCAACATGACCAGTCGGCAGACCAGAATCCCCGTCCTGGACATGCTGCCCATGGCCTACTGGGTCAACGGGGACACTGGCTTCAAGCAGACCAGCCAGCAAGCCTGGGACAACATCTATCTGACCGCCGAGGAGCTGGCTGTTATCGTGCCCATCCCCGAGGCAGTGGTGGCAGATTCCAGCTTTGATATCCTGGGTGAGGTTCAGCCCCGCATCATGGAGGCCATTGGTCAGCGGGTGGACAGCGCCGTGATTTTCGGAGTCAATCGCCCGGCTAGCTGGAGGGCCGATATCATCACCACTGCGCGGCAGGCTGGCAACAATGTGGCGCCCGGATCTACCCCAAATTACTATGATCTCATCGCGGGAGAAGGCGGTGTCATCGCCAAGGTGGAAGAGTCTGGTCGTATGGTTACCGGCGCGCTGTCCGCCATGGGCATGCGCGCTAAGCTGCGTGGCATTAAGGGCACAGACGGCCACCCCATTTTCAAGTCCGATATGCAAGGGTCCACCCAGTACGCCCTGGATGGCGTGCCCATGTACTTCCCTCAGAACGGAAGCTTCGACCAGTCCATTGCCCAGCTGATCGTGGGCGACTTCTCCCAGGCCGTCTATGCCATCCGCCAGGATATCACCGTCAAGATCTTGGACCAGGGCGTCATCCAGAACCCCGAAACCAAGGACATCGTCTACAATCTGGCCCAGCAGGACATGATTGCGCTGCGGGTGGTCTTCCGGATGGGCTGGGCGCTGCCCAATCCTGCAACCCGTATGGACGGAGACCGCACCAGCTGCCCCTTTGCCTATCTGGAACCCGCAACGGCAGCAACTACTCAGGCGGTGACCTTTACCGTAAAGGACAACGCCAGCACTCCTGTAGCTGTGGCGGATGCCATTGTGGATGTGGCTGGAGCACGGATCAAGACCGATTCCGCTGGTAAGGCGGTGTTTAATCTGCGAGCCGGAGATTACACGGCTAAGATCACCAAGCCCGGCTACAAGACTGTGGCTGAGAGCGTCACCGTGGCATCCGCCGCTGTGGACAAGCCCATCACCCTGATCCCGGCGTAAGGTGGCCGCCATGCTATACGCCACCTACGACTACTACCAAAACATTTACTGCGGTACTATGACCGAGGATGAGTTTCTCCGGCACGTCCGCCCTGCCAGCGCCTACCTGGACCAAATCACCTTTGGTCGAGTGGGCGCTTTGGCGGAGGGAGACCCTTTGCAAGGCAGGGTTGCGGCTGCTTGCTGCGCGGTAGTGGAGGCGTACCGGCGCAACGAAGAGGGGGCGGTGACATCCGAGACCAACGGGGACCACAGTATCACCATCTCTCGAGGCAACAAATCCGACAGTAGGCGGCTGTACGACTCTGCAGCCCTATATCTGGGCAACACAGGACTTTTGTACCAGGGGGTGTATTAATGCTGGATTGCAACAAAATCGTCACCTTGATCCGCC